GTTATTACCTACGATTGTTGAAGCAGCGTTATCAGCAGGGTTAACTCCGTGAATAGCTGCGATATCGAGCGCTCTTGCCATCTTCTTTGCAAAGCCGTCGCTGAATGCATTAAGGTAAGGAAGCTGTTTCTCCTCAGCCATCTTAACGAATTCATCAGTAACTCTGTGCTGGTAAACAAACTTGATAGGCTTGATAGTAACTGTGCCGAATTCTGCATTACCGGCAGGCTTGTTTTCACCCTCGCCTACGATGGAAGCTTCACCGTCCATTGAGAATACGAATGTGTCAGTACCTGCGAATGGGATTGGAATGCCGCCACAGAGCTTAGCGAGTGTGGAATGGCCCTTTACCTTGTTGAACATCTCTGTTACAAGTTCGGGCTTAAAAAGTGTACCTGTAGTTGTAGTAGTTCCCATGAGTTTTTTCCTCCTTAGTTGTTTCTGAGTTCTCTAAGCATTTCAAGCTTAGCGTTGTCGTTTGAGTTTCCGAAAGGTGTATCGCCTGTTGACTTAGGTGTAGGCTGTACCTTTCTGGAAGTGAAGTATTTCGCAAACTTCTCAGCTTCCTTACGGATATCCTCCTCGGCAGCGCCTGCCATGTTCTCAGCAAGCTCAAGAGGGATGCCGTTTTCAGCGGCTATCTGCATCTTCATGACCTTGGCCTTGCAGACATTGTTCTCAGCGCTGAGATCGTCACGCTCCTTGGTGAGCGCAGCAGCAGATTCAGGAGAGAGCCAGCCGCTGAACTTCTTTTCGGTCTCGGCAACTGCCGCATCTACCGCAGTTTTTACTGCTGCATCCAGTTCCTCCTGAGTGTTGATAGGTGTGAAATCCATTGATTTTTCCTCCTTCGGGATATATTTCTTTGTTACACCTGCATTTATCTGTGCAGGTACAGCAACAAAGCTCCATTCATAGGCATCGTTTATATCGTCTAAGATATGATGACACAACTTACCGCCGTATTCCTTGCCCTTGACGTGCGTACAGCCCTGTTCAAAGACGTTTGCACCGCATACAGAGCATATCTTTTTACGTGCAGAACAGCCGACGCTGACTTCCTTTTTGATGCCTGCGTCGATCTCGTCGATAAGGGGCTGATTGGCGGCAGTCCTCACCATGTATGCCTTTGCTCTCAGATATTTGTATGGACGGCCGTCGGAAGTTGTTTCATTTTCGGAAACTACCTCTGTGTCGAATACCCTCGCTTCCTGATTGCCTGCACTGGGGTCATGATCGAAGATGCCTGTCTTTCCGACGTAAAGTGTTTTCAGATCTTCAAGTGCTTCATCGGAAAAACGTTCTCCGTCACGGTCAATCTCGTTATCGCACAGCTTTACAGGGAAGATATACAGCTCATCCTCCGTGAATTCTCTGCGAGTAAATTTGTTGATCTTTTCGATATCGTTCATGTTTACCTCCTCAGTAATAAATTATCTGCTCCCTGACTTCCTTATGACTTGCACAGGCCCAGTGAGCAAGTGATACAGCTTCCAGAAGTGACACATCAGCGCCTTTCAGAATGGAAGTGTAACCGTATCCGCCTCCGCTTCCGATGGCTCTGTGTTCGCAGTTAGACGCTGCCTGAGCAAGTGCCGGCTGGCCCCGGTGGCAGATATTGCCCTCAAAAAGATTCTTCTCAAAAAGTGCATTGGACTGCACAACATCAGCAACCTTCGGAAGGAGCGCAGCACATTTTACATCTGCATCTTCCATTTCCTGTTTCAGGATATCCTGATTGCCTGCACCGTCTATGACTACCTGCACCGCATGAGGGTTCCGCAGAAATGCGATCATCCAGCTGTTGCCGTCACGGACTGATCGGCAGTCAATCGCCTCAATGAAGATCTTACCATCCACAGTCTTTACCGCAGCAGCCATTGATACATTTTCAGTGGCCTTTGCGTATTTGATGCCGAAAAATATATTGCTGTCGGCAAGCATAGGAGACTCCTTGATCATGAAGCTGTCCCACTCCTTGCGACTGATAGCTGATTTCTGCGAGTATGTCAGCCACAGGCCGAGACGTTGAATGTTATCATCTACCTGATCGTCGCCCAGCTCGTCCTTGATGGTACGCTCGCTGAGGATATATCCCAGTGACGGATTTGTCTCATACCACAGCTCCGGATCATGAGCGTTGGTAAGCTCAGGTATAGACCATTCTGCCCAGCCTGAATCCTCGTTCTTGCCGGTGAGAGTGTTCTGCCGGTACTTCTGGAACACCGAGCCTGATGATACAGCGGTCGGCGGAGTTCCACACATAAGCGTCTGCGGATTCTTGCTGTCAGTGACAACGTATTTGAGGGCGCTCTCCTGATCGGCCGTGTACTCTTGCGCCTCGTCGATGATGAGAAGATCGTAGCCCTCACCCAGACCGCCTTTGCTGGAACGGGTACGGAAGTTTATAACTCCGTTGCCTGTGAGCCATTCGATATGCTCCAGTCCCATCTGCTTGGTAGTCTTGAAGTCCACTCCCTCGACGAAGCCGGCCTTTGTGAGTCTCTCAATGACCTTTTCCCACGCATTGTGTGATGTTGTGGTTCGATGAGCAGTGTACAGCACACGTTCATCGTGAGAAACTGCATATTCCGAGCGCATGATGAGCAGTTCTGACTTTCCGTTTCGTCGGGGTATGCTCCATCCAAACTTCATATGCACCCACAGCCCGTCCTCGTTTACCGCCATGATATCTTCGAGGAGCAGTTCCTGCCAGGGCTGAGCTTTACGGTCGGAGCTATTGTAGATCGCTACAGCTTCCGTGCCGAGAGAATCCGCATAGGGCAGAACTACCGAAACTGTCGGTTCCTGCCTGCCACGGCGCTTATCGCTCAAAGTGTCTTCCAGTCAAAGGTCTGAGGAAGCAGGCGGTTCGATACGACTTCCGTTTCCTTTGCGAATTCCTGTTTCGGGGTCAGCTTGTCGGATTTCTGGCGGTTGCAGCACATATGTGCAAGCTGTAGATTGCTGATATCCGAGGGATGGCCGTTTCTCGAAACGGGGATGATGTGATCTATACAAGGTGAAAGCGGATGTGGGAATTTCAGGCCGAAGTCCACAGGCTTGCCGCATATTCCGCAGACAGTCTGCGAAGCATAAATCTTTTTCTTGTTGGATTCAAACTGCGCTCTCTGAGTGCCGTTGTGATCTGGACGAAGATTCGGCTTCGCCATGCTCCCACCTCCTTGAAATTGGGTATAAAAATAGCACTTGCGAGGGACATTTATGTCCTTGGCAAATGCTTGTAAGCGTTATTTGAGCGTTTCATACGCAAAATATAAGCGTTTTTGCGTATTTAATTGCACATTTATGTGAATAAAGTGCGAACGAATCGCACGTGTGCATAAGGTTATAAGAAAACCGCTCATTGCTGGGCGGTTTAGCTGATATTATAATTTTGCTTGTATGCCTGTTCTGCTAACTCTTTGGTTGGCAAAAAGTTATTGATCAAAGCTATTTGTGATTCATCTTTTCCGGTATATTTTTCGATTTCAAGAACATCGAGAGCAGATATTGCATAATTGCTGACTGTGTATCCCAAGCCACACGCAAGGTCGCTTTTCAATTCAACAATACGTTCAGTTATATCAGTATCTTTGAATTTATGATATGCAGCCCAAAGAATTGCATCCATTCGCACATATTTGCTTTCAGAAAAAAGGCATTCTTTGATTATTGATTTATCCCCTTTTATCATTTTACAAATATTATTTGCTCTTTTATTCATCAAAAATCGCCTTCCTTTCATTTTCAAGAAGTTGTTCTAACCTTTCAACTATATCCTGCCTACCCAAATTTTCGGCTCGTCTAATTTCGATTTCATATGCTCGAACTTCCCATTGATAATGTTCATCAGGATCATATGAAAGAATTGCTCTACCGTTCCATCCTGATTTTTCATCATCATAAACGTGTTGACGTTCATGTTCCCATGCGGATAGGCTTGAATCCCTGTGCATTTTAACTCTACCGGGAGAACCTCCGGACATATTTGGACTTGGCTGATATCCCATTGTATTATTACTTTCAGAAATATCAACTTCTACACCCTTAGATTCAAGTTCATCAATAATTGCAAAAAGTTCTTCTCGATTATTTTCATAAGCAGAACCCATTACCTCACGCATAGGATCATCAAAAGTACGAAACATACTCTCTCTTGCTTCTATTATACCACTTCTTCCACCATTGTCAATAGACAAACCGTGAATATTTCGCAGTTTCTTCTGCTCCAACACCCTCGCCTGCTCAGGAGTGAACTTTGTAGGCGGTGGAGCACCGGCTCCGACTTTCGGCTTCTCCCATGTCCGCTTAGACCAAACATCCTGTTTCTGCCTGCCGTTCTCATAAATAACGGAACAGCCGCAGTTGTCATGCCTGCGGTAAACGTCATGGGGTTCTTCTCCGTAGACGTAGCGCCCTGCTATTGCAGTACACCATTTACAGCATTTACCGTCGGTCTCACGGGTAATGTAGCACTTCAGGCCTGCATTGTGGCGAAATTCAGCATTCGTCTTCATGTATTCATCATGATGTGACATGGAGATATTTGCAGTTCCGCTCCTTGCCCTGCGTTTTATAACGCTGTCCTCGACAGTCGGATCCACAAGGGAATGGCTGAACTGCGTCACACGCTCCAGAGGGAACGCAGCCGCCCGGGGGCGGAGGTTGATGCCGTTCTTCTTGTCGATGTTGGTCTGCACCTGAGAGAGGACACTGTTCGTGTGATCGTAGCTTTCACGGAGCATATCAACTGCCACAGCTTCACGGTCATCCAGACTGAGGACGTTATCCGAGAGACACTTGCCGAGAAGCTCCGAATAGATACGGGAATATTCGGCAGTGTCCCTGAATGTCGCCTTGCCGCTCCGGATGCGCTTCATGAGGCTGCGGAGAGAGGGGCTTGTAGATATCTTCTGCTGTATCAGCTTTCTGAGATCGTCGCTGTTCACTGCGCATCACTCTCCAGACCTGTCATGCGGCGGATGTTGTCAGCACCCATGAAGTCGGGAACTGCCTGATTGATCTTCAGTATCGCATCACCAGCAGCACCGAGAGCAGCAGAATCAGGCTCGAATATTGGCTGCCATTCGGGGACAGTGTCCGCAAATGCCCGGCGGTCATACTCAATACCATCACGGACACAAGCTGCAAGATATCCTGCATTAAGGAATCCCACACCAAAAGTGCGCTGAGCCTTACGAGCTGTGAGACGAAGCTGCTCATGGCTTGCTCTGATAGCGTCATAGCTTGCAGGGTTCGCTGTTGCAAATCCGAGGTCGTCGATGGTCAGACCTGTCTCACCTGCGAATATGGATGCATATGCTTTCAGAGCCTCCACGAACGGCGCCATGCTCTGAGCTGAGAACTGTCCGACTGTTGGCTTTTCTCCTCGCTCGTCAGCGGATATCGCAAAGAATGAGGATACTGTCGCAGCTCTCTTGTTGAACTGTGCATTCGGCGATATTCCGAGTATGTATTTCTGTGGGAAGCTGTAAAACTCCGCACTTGCGTTCATTCTGCGGAACGTTCTGAGAACATCCTGAGTTATATTCATGCAGGCTCTTGAAATACGTGAGTGACCGAAAGGCCGCTTGGCATCAGGACGGTTGATTATCGGCACCAGAAGAGCAAACGGTGCATCATGCGTGAACTGCTGTGATAGTTTGCCATTGACATAGTAATCGGTCTGATACGGGCGGAAGTATGCTTCCAGAACAGGCCTGTCATGCTCGTCACGTTCCAGAACCGCATATCCCTCTGTGAGCATCTTTGTTACCGGGTCGATAATTCCCGTAGCACTTCCACCGTCTATGACCTGGAATGTAGGATAGCTTGTATCATCCAATCCGATGTAGATGAAGCTGCATGATGTGATAAGCCCCGAAAGAATAGCATCGTCAAAGAGTATGTCCGAATTGTTCAGCCTGTAGATCTCACCGATAGCGAAATCATCATTTTTGAACCTGTCGAAAGCGATACGATCTGCAACGCTATCGACTGCCTTTGCGCACCATCCCAGTGATGCTGCCATCCAGCGGAACTCCTCAGGGAGGATACTGCTTGCGTCCTCTACGCTCATTTTCATGTCATAATAACGGTATCTCAGCTTTATACGATTTTCCTTAGATGCCAGTTTCTTTTTGAGAAATGGAATGCCGTATTCCATGTTACACCACCTTCCGACGCTTATCGCTGTATTTATAATTATAGCTTCTGTCGCACCATTCCAGATTGCTTGCTTCATCGTTCTGCCTGTTTTCGTCAATGTGGTTGACAAGTTCGTATCCGTTCGGATTAGGGATGAATGCTTTTGCGACAAGCCTGTGCAGAAATTCAGTTATTGTTTTGCCACCGTGTCTCATGCGGATAAGAAGATAGCCCTCACTGTTCAGCGAAGGCTTTATATGGCGGTGATTATTGATGCGGCGCACTTTACCATGGCTACTAACTTCATAAGCTGAGCTTTCGCCTGCGATCTCTATGGTCTTCCAGTCATCAGCATTTCTATCATGAAATAATTCAGGAAATGATTTCAGCATCAGTTCGTTGATCTGATAGAATTTTCTGCACTTAGCAGTTGTAAGCTCGATATACTCAGAGGAACATTTTCCAAATTTTCTCTTAGCCATAACTCTGTGCCTTTTGATTCCGTAGATATCAGATTTAGCTGATATCAAATACAGTTCGCTGAGATCCGGGTCATTCATAGGCCGCCATTCGACACCTGTATTTTCGGTAAGTTTCTTTGCTTCATATTCAGCCTGCGTCACATTTTTCACCTCACAAACAAAATTATCGCAATTTTACGAAAAATCCGAGCAGTGACGCTGTGAACTC